ATGTATTTGTTGATATTAATGACAGATTTTTATTTCATCTTTTGGTATAGTGAAAATAATATTGCCATCTTTATCAAATTTTATTGTGCTTACAGCCACGAAATTACCGCATATATATTCATTCGCTAGCAGATCTGTGGGTAATGAGTTTTGGTCAAACTCAATACACATTCGATCCTCTTCATGACCCCCAGGATTCATCATCAGCATAAAGCTGTTGACTGGCGCATTACCAGCAGAGCCATAGGGATAAAGCATGATCACCTGACCGGGTTTTGTCAGCCATAATGCTTGCGCTTCTGGAAAGTTTTTATTCCAGTCCGTAGTTAGCGTTTTCTTTGCTTTTTTTATAATCGCATCAATCATTAAAAAATCCCGAAAATTCTGTCACGTTCAAAGAAACCAAAAAACCCGTCTGAAGTAAGGCGTTGTTTATCATCGGTAGGCAACAGGTAAGCATTTTTTTGTACAAATTCAAGCGTTGTTGTACTACCACCGGTTAAACTCTGATTCCACGTAATAGCATTAATTAAAAATCTGTCATTAATATCAACAAATACATCTTCAATATTAACCAGGCGGTTTAAGCGCCAAACCTCATCATCGTTATGGCTATGGCCCTGCACCACACAGGTATATTTAAAGGCTTTTGCCCTGTTAATGGTTTTCTGCCATTCGGCCCTGTTTGTACATTGCTCGGTACTTGATGCATTTTCAGCCGTAAAATTAAAAATTCGTGTATCCCTTACAGCATCATCTTCAACGCCATCACTGACAGCAGCGACAACCTCATCCTCTGATTGTTTACCTGTCTTATTACCGGTTAATAAATTGCCCTGTGATCTGCAAACATACTGATTAAATAGCTCATTTGTTTTTAAACTTGCAGTGGCGGAGAGGATATTATTTGTGTCGTTGTTAACCAGATTTAATAAATCGACATCCAGTTTATCGCCGCTTGATCGTTCATAAACTATATTGCCCTCTTCATCTGTTGTCATTAATACCTGCCGTTTGCGCGAATATTGCTCTAGATAGGAATATAATGTCTGACCCGTTTTAGCATCAACCACATCGCCAATATCAAAGTCATCAATATCGGTATTGACAATGACATCAATACCACCAAAGATACCAAAGCCAAAAAATCCGCGAAAATTACTCGACTCCAAAACAATTTCTGTTATTTTTTTAAGGCTAATGGCTGAGTTACCAAAATTTAAACCTTCACCGCCGAAAGTGCTATCTAAAACATCACCGGTTATATCCCTGCCCTGGATATTAATAATGTGTGACTTTGAGTTGTAGGAAACACTGATAGATTCTACAAATCCTGTCATGATTAAATTATCATCTGCTGTTATTTCAACTTTATTGCCGGGCCTGATTGGGAAATCATCTTGCTGGTTTGGGACGGAAGTGGCACTAAAGCGGAAGGTGCCCACAAAAGAATCCAGTGATCTTGTGACACTGATATCAACAAAGTTTGATAACTTATTTCCATCGACTTCAAGATTTATCATTCGCTTAAAATTTCCACATCACCGGCCACAAAGCTGGGATTTCTTATCTGGTTTAAATCAAGAATCTCCTCCGTGTTATCAGAGGAGCCATAGTAGATAAATGAAAGTAGCTGGACGGGTAATACAGGCGTTTTAATATCAACCACCTGCGCAGTGGTTACTTTAGTCGTATCAAGAAACTCGCGTACAATATCGCGTAAGGTAGTAACAGCAATAATAGTCTCCTCTGTAAGGCCCAAATCAGAGGCGTCTGTTAAATTGGTATTACCAAAAATAGCCTGAAATTGATCTTCAAGCGATTTTTGATCACGGTCAATTTCATCCGTATTATTGTATGTCTTCAAAGCCGCCGCCTGGTAAGCCTCAATCAATGCCATTGTTTTAATAGTATTGATATACAGGTTTTGATTCTGTTTTCTTTGTACTAAAGATGCCACGATAGCCATTTAGACCACCTCCACGTTTACCGGCTCTTCATCATCCCCAAAACCGAAAAATCCCTTCATCGATTCAAACCTTTCTTCAGGCGTCGTACTCAGTGCCGCTGCCTCCTGCATTGATTGGGTTGAATCATCCGCTAATTTTGACGGGTCAGATGCATCCTCTGTACTATTGCTGAAAAAATTGCTTACCGTTTCTGCAAAGCTGCTTAAAACCTCATTATTCTGGACAAAAACCTTTGCCTGATCAGAAATAAACGTTGCACTGTCTTCTATTAATGCAACAGCCTGGGTAAAATTTTCAGGATCACTAACAGCATCCCATCCCGCGATAAGGCCATCTTTAAGTGTGTTATAAACAGTAGCAACCCCGTCAATAATAGCGGTTATTATCCTTTGTAATATGGTTGGTAAGACAATATTGGAGGCGACAAATAGCTTGAATGTAATAACAGTTTCACCCAGGCTTTTGTCTGTTTCATTATAGTTATACGCACCGTCTACGGAACAATTGACCTTGCCGTCGTATGGGTGATTAAAAACAAAAACACCGGGTTTTTTAATGGCATCACGTAATGCTTTTTTTCTGTCAAAATAATCAGATCCATCGATGATGGCCTTCACAATATAACTATCTGGCAGGTCACCCAGGTTTTCAACCACCCGTGTATTTGAATTTGGATATTCATGCACAACGGTTTTCTGTCCACCGCTTGTACTGACATTATCCATTTTAAATTCAACGCCGTTAAAACTTGCAGCCGTTAATTTGTCTTTATCAAATATACCTGTCATTAGTTTTCTCCCGCTAAATTTACGCCACGGTCAAACACAACGGTTTTACCTTCAAAACCTGCGGTGGCAACCTGCACGTCTGTACCTTCTTCTGATCTAACCTCGATCAAAATCTTATCAACTACCGGTGTGGGCATTTGTGATGCCATTTCAGCCTGATTAAAACCAGCCGCCTGTTCAACTGCCGCCGCCCTTGCTGGCATATTCGGCATTTCCAAAACAGACGCTTTTGCCCTAACATCGATTTCTTTTGTTCCCGCTGATGCTATAAGGGCACCTGTCTCAATTTCAGGCTTTACCGGTTTACTCCACAAAGCAGATAATTTCTCCCATGCAAATATAATGGCCTCAATGGCTATTAATGCTAATCCCCATGGCCCCATCGCAAACCTCACAGCCGCGCCAATAAATCGTAAGGCAACGGCTCCCACGCGTAAGGCTATCGGTAAAGCGCCGCCTGCTATTGCTGTCAAGGCTGCAAATGCGGCTGTTAGCGTTGTCATGATTAACCCGCGATTGGCCATAATCCAGAAAGCGGCCATTTTTATCCTTGCAACCACAAAGGAGTTGCCAAGCCATTGAACGGCTGCAACCGTTCCCATAATCACACGCATAAGCCCCCAAAATATGGCCTGCCTTCCGGCTGTTGTAAATAACCACATCAAACCAGCGGCGGCTGTTTTTGCAGCGCCACCCAGGAATATCATGTTGGTATACAAGGCAATAATTGCACTTGTAAAGAAGGAAAATAAAAGTAGCAAAGGCCCGACAATGGCAACAAGGCCAGCAAAAAGCAAAATGATATTTTTAGTGGGTGTAGACAGTTGGCCTAACCAATCGATTAACTCAATAAATTTATTGGTTAAATCCAGTACGACAGGCAGTAACAAAACCCCAAATTTCTCCATTAGATCACGCGTCCGCTCACCGGCACGCCTCGACACATTGGCATAATCATCAAAGGTTCTGCCAATATCACCTATCGCTTTTTTACTTTGACTGGTAGCAATAGTTAACGCTGTCATTGCCTTGGCTTGTAATAGCGTCATGCCCTCCGTAGCCTGGAAGTTTTTAACCAGCTCAATATATTCAGGTGAAGATTGACGGATAACAACGCCCAATGCTTTAGCGCTTTCTGTTTCACCTAATAATGCTTTTGTTAGTGCAATACTTGCCCGTTCTGCGCCGCCTTCAAAGTTTTGAAAAGAGGCTAAATCGGCAGATAATTCATTAACACGTTTCGATACATCAAGCGCTGCCTCTCCGGTAAAGCCAAATCCGACCAGTAAATCACCGGTATCTGACAATAGCTTTTGTGATGTGGAGCTGGCGACACCAAAATCTCTTGCAAAGGCATCTGCTACCTTATTGGCCTCACCTCTTACATCGCTAAATACTTCATTGAATTTATTTCTTGTCTCTACTGCGTTAGACGCTGCATTAACCATGGCTTTGCCCATTAAACCAATGGGCAATGTAATACCCACTGTCATTTTTAAAGCTGTATTTCTTAGTCGATCATTTATTTCAACAAGATTTTCAGTTTTTCTCTTTGTAATATCCAATCTGTCATTATATTTTTTTGCTGCCATTTCAGCCCTGGTCATTGCAGATCCAAATGAGGCCGCAGCAACAGACATTTTATTCATTGATATTTTTGCTTCAACCCCCATTTTTTTCATTTCAATGGACACACCAGATGTTGAAGCAGCCACTTTTTTCATTGTTCTGGCGACTATTACATTACTTTTATTAATCTTATCTGTAACCGGTGAATATTGATCAACGGCTTTATAGATCCACGATGTCGTAAATGACATTATTTATCACCCCGCCGTTTCATTTCTGCCTCTCTTTCTTTGTTAATACGTTGATAGTGTTGCTGTGCAATTAATAACTCATCAATTGGCATCGCTTTAAATTCAGCTAAAGACGTCCCTTCATAGGCCACTGCCATATTGTGTACAATTTTGTCCAGCGTCTCCCATTCCTCTTCCGATTCAGGGATTAAACTAAAAAATTCGCAAGGTACTCCCCTAGTAAATTTTCCAAATCGGTGAATAAAATCTGATCATATATATTTTCTATCATCCCCAGTTTGTCATCTACTGTGCAAACCACAGGATTTTCAGAACACAACAAGCGTTTAAATGTGTCGTAATAATGTTCCAGCTCGATGGCACCGGCAATTTTAATAAGATCCATAACCTCACTGCCTTTAAATTTCTTTTCATCATCGGTTTTAGAAGCCGCCTGTTTAATAGCATCTTCTTTCTCCTTTTCACTGATTTGCGATTGCAAGGATTTTAAAGACGCACTAAAGCCAGCCTGAAGTTGTACCACACGCTTCATATTTTTAGCCGATGGCGCTTTCAATGTAAGAAGTTTCGCTTCTACCGTATCTCCTTTATATTGAAATGTAATATCCTGACTTAAGATAAAATCAAACGTTAAATTTTCCATTAGTACCCCAAAATTGTTTATTAAAAATCAACATACTATTGCTACACTACTGGTGTGGCTGTTGATCCACCTGACACTACAGATTGCGATTCAAATTCAATGGCGGTTTCAGCATCAACCGCAGCATTTATTTCTGGATCTGTAATCAGAATTGCTCGATTAAATGTATAAGTATTTCCTTCAGAATCTATCGCCACAAGACTGTTTTCATCGAACCTGTCTTGCCACTCAAAAACCTTTGGAGCTGTTGTCGTTTCAGAAATCAAAACAAACTTCACCATTGATTTTTGTGTTTCAACATCTGTACTAATGACTGTTGAGACAGATGAGCCAGTCATTTTTGTTCTAACGGTGCGCTCGCCACGGCCACCGGTAAAAGAAAAACTGTTAGGTTTGATTGCTATCGTTTCATTATTAATAGCAAGCTGGATAATATTTAAAGCGGCCATTTCATTTCTCCTTTTACAGTCCAAACACGACTTTAAAATCACCCACGAATTCGCGGAATTGACTGACTAACGGCACCCTTGCAAATATCACCGTTACCTTGCCCGCATCGAAATCGATTATGATTGTCATGTTGTTATTGAAAACGGCTTCTGCTGCCGAGCCTTTTACGGTCAAAACGAACTCCTGTTCACTGAGATCGCGGTAATAACCCATAAGGCGCGCCCTGATTAACTCCTCATTAGCTATGGGTCTGTTTTCTACAAGCTCACCCGCCGTTAATCGCATTTGTGCAAAATCGGCCTTAAGATTGTTAAAGAAGAATTCACGCGAATTGACCGCCGTATCGACTTTATTGAGGAAATTAAAGGTGGTATCTGGATTTGCAGCCGCATCTGTTTTGTAAGTTGTGAACATTGCATCAAGAAGTGATTGTGTTCTTGTGCGATTTGGGCCAATGGTAGAGCCGCCTGCGGTGTTGATTTGGCCTATTTCAACAGCCGACCATCCTTTATCAATTGGGATTAATGGTAAATTGGTCATAGGGGTATTGAAATATGGTCTACTGGCTAATGCGGGGCCACCGGTAATATCAAGGCCGGTTTGTCCCACAAGAATATCAACAATTAGCGCCCCTTCAGTCAGCCGTAAAGATCGAACACCGGCCATTTGAGCCGAAATGCTATCCTCAAGTTCAAGTAATGAGTTACCCGTATAGTTGGTATCCGCCACAATATTAAAATTCAGCGTCACCTGACTTTGGCTATTTAAGGCATTATTCAGGGTTAGGATATTGGCCAGCGTGTCTACATTTGTATTAATGAGAACACCATCAAGGATAATATTATCCTCATTAAAACGGCTATCCAGTAAATCCCGTGGGACTGACGTATCCCATCTGCCCGGTGTAACAAAGGTTTGATAGCGCTCATCGGCAATAACATCGTAAGTAGATGCACTGGACGGGTCGCCCGTGCCACCGGTCATTACGCCAACGGTTGGTGTGGTAATACCCGCCGCTGAGCCGGTCACTTTTAAACTAATGCCATTGCCTTGAAGGCCTACATCAAAGGCTGTAATCGCTACTGCACCGGCTGTATTGACAGATGTTACGGGGACAATCGGGACGCCTACCAGTGCAATATTGGCAGCAATAGCCGCATCAAGGGCGTCACCTATCTCTGTAACAGTATCGCCACTGGCCACATCAATGGTGAAAGAAAAATCATCTTCACTACCAATAACAACGACAAAAGTACCCGCCGCTGTAGCCGGTCCACCTGTCCACGTCACATCACCCGCCGCCGCCGCCCCTGTGGGTGTTAGGGCAATGACATCCAGTTGCGTAACAGGATTTTCCTTGCGAAAACCAATACACATATTAGCCGCCCATGACTGGGGGCCAAACAGCGCATTAATGCTGGCGGTATCGGAGGGGACATTAACGGTTAAAGCGCCAGGGGTGGCTGACCCTGTGGCTGAATCCATTAGGCTGTTAATAACGACCTTTTGGGGGGCATTGCTAATGCTTTGACGCGCACCCGAAAGTGCAATAGTGACCTTTGGTTGGGAGACTACGCTAGAACCCGGCATCGTGGGAGTCCTCTAAAGCTTTCGCTTTTTTTGTTGGCTTGGGCGTTTTCTCAGGTACCAATTCGCAACAACCATCAGTTGCCGCGTCCTTTAAACGCCTTCGCCAGTAATGCCCCCAAACTCTGTCGTTATCATTGACGCGTACTTTCGCGCCTGTTTTAAATTCCCCCAAATCCTTTAAAACTCTAACCGTGTATATCTTAGCCATGCTAAACCCCTTTGGGTAGCAAAACTTTCAAAAGATCACAGCGGTACATCGTCCATATCTATTGTACTGGACATGGTAACTGTACCAAAACTATTAAGAAAGTCTAGTTGTGAATCACGCCATGCGCGAGAAAATGCCGGATCTACAGCGTCATCAATGACAAGATCAACAACCCTTTGCCAATCAAAGCGATGTACATACACAGCCGTGTTATAGTCTGCAAATGCATCGCCAGTTGGCGAAATTTCACACCACACGGGATCACTGTAAACCGAGGGTGCTTTAAAACCATAAAGTGCTTTTAGAAAAGCCAGTTTGACATCATCCATGGTGTCACGGGCCGCCCTTGCCGCTATTTCGTCGGTGGTGGGCACTAAAACATAAATTGAAAATGTCTCAATTTGTCGCAATCGTTTTTTTGTTTCAGCCGCAATTTGATTGTCAGCATCTGATAATATCGCCCTGTCACGGCTTGTGGCCGTATCACCCAGCACAACAAAAGCCCAAAAATCATCAATAGCTTGTGCCGTGTAGGCATCCTGTAAACGGTCTTCAGATACTGCACCTGAGATACGGGGGGCTATATTTACCAAAGGGGACCCCTGGGCAGGGGATTCAGGCAAACTATTGGAGGTATATGTAAATGTAGTGACAGTTGGCACTGTTACCACCGTAAAAGCACCGGTAAAGCTGGTATTTAAGGGATCTAGCATAAATATCGTGCCAGTGGCTGGGGTCGATGGCGTCCCTGTAATGGCATAAGTAAAGGTTTTTCGATTCGGCACCGTCAACAGGGCAAAAGTCCCGTTATAATCTGACTCTATTGCGTCTACTATTGTGATATTTTCCTGATAACCTTCCGTTAAATCATGATTGTTATTGGTTACACCCGTAACAATGCCAGTACCACTATCAAATGTCAGTGTATCTATTGAAAATGGGGTTAACGCGCCGTTAATAGTGACTGTATCTCCCGGTGCCAGGCCGTGGGCTGTGGGGGATGTATCCGCCGTCACGGTATTACCCACCGCTGTTAATACGGCAGGTAATTGCGTCGAAAACAAATCCGTGTGAAATGGCACAACAGCCCGTAACTGGTTGATGATATCCGCCGCCTTCATGAATTGGCCTTCCTTAGCTCTGCTTCAAAATGTTTCTGTGCTCTTCTATTGTTCTTTTTTACCGTGGGTCTGATAAAGGGCCGTTTTTTTATACGCCTGTTACCCTCCTCCAGTACTTTCGCATAATTAGCCGTTGCCTCTGTAAGTCCCCCAAATTTATTGGGGTTTGAGCCAAATTCAAGACTATCAGCCCCTTTAATTTTAAAATCCAGAGACTTTTGTAAAGCCCCTGTTAAATTGGCAGGTGCTTCCCCGGGTGCTGAAGCCCTATGTCTGCGACTACGGCCTTTTATCCTGTATAAACGCCCTGTTTTTGGGCCTTTAATAATCAGTTGTTTTGAATCCTTTACCAAATCCTTACCCAGTCTAAAAAATGCTTGCCGTATACCCCGACGGTTAGCATTTTTCAGATTTTTAATTTTAAGATTAAAAATTTGATTAGACAGATCTGCCCTAAGCGCCATCATTATGCTCTGCTCGCTGCTTTTGCATCGTCACCACGATCAGTGGCCCGTAATAATAAAAACTCCTGCCGGTTATCCAGATTTTCCACATCCAGTATATTAAACCGTGTACTTTGAAAGCTTATCCATGTTTCAGCCGTAATCCCTGATAAAAATCGGATATAAAAATGGTGGCTAACATCGACCTCTGTATCGATACCATCAAAAGCCATATCACCTTTCACCGTTTTCACCAAGGCAAAAACGGTCGTATTGGTAACAAAATCTTCAACAAAATCGACACTGCTAATCACAGGGGTTATAGCCCTGTTTTGCAATATAATTTCATCGCGCATATCGCCTGTGCATACTTTACGATGAACACTGCGTATCTTTTGGCAATTTGATGATACTTGACTAACCATCTTTTACCTCTTTCATGGTGCCGGAGGATTCAAGAAAGTAATTTGCCTGTGCCACGATTAAAGGCCCATACATTTTGCCAATTAACTCCTTAATCAAGGCAACGTCCTCTATTGAAATATCAATACAATCTTCACCATGGATAGTCATAGCCAATTTCCCACGATGGGCTTTCTTATCACCCGTTAGTTTTTCATCTGGAAGATCTGATAACAACGAGTTACACGCAACAACGCATAATGTGATTTCATCATCGCCCTGCTTTACCGTTGTACCATCAAGATTTTTAAATGCCTGATTTAGATTAATTTTCATTACGTGTCCCCTTTGGGTTGGTTAGTTAAAAACAATTCTGTATCCTTTAAATTCACAGTTATCGCAAAACACGGGTGTTTGTGGTGGGCCACCGTTTCCCTGCGTTACTTCTCCGGGTTGTGTGTCCTTTAATTCAGTACCACAAACATTGCAATCAACGCCATTAGTCGTGGGTGTAAATGAATCTTCCCAGTCAGTAAATTCAGTGTCGTTCCAGTTATCTAGTGTTGGATTTGGCATATCATCATCCTAAGTTTAATTATCCAGCAAATGAACTGGAGCCAATCATGGCCCCGTCTGAAATCGTCACGGCATTAGTCGTTCCTACTCCTGCAATCATAACCTGTATAGTTTGACCTGTTGTCAGATTTCCAACTGGAAAAGTACCAAAGAACTGTTTTGATGTAGTGGTTACTTCTGTCGCATAATGAAATGCAGATGCAAAAACTGGCGCTGCACCATCGATACTTAATGCAATGCGATAAGTTTCAGTTGAACCTGATTTAGAAATAGTGAAATTTCCCAATAATGCACCAGTAAAATCTTCCAGACCTGTGTAAGTAAACACACCAGCACTTAAATTGGTTGCTTCAAAACGCGCCAAGCTGGCAGCAACCATTCCTGTTAGATCCATTGCCACATAAGTATTACTTGTTATTGAAGTCGTGTTTACATTGCCGTTCAAAGTACCAAACAGAGATTCACTAGAACTGGCTAAACCAGAATTACCGACCACTTTCATACGTCCGTCTAACTGGTTTAAACTGTCTGTATTCCATGTACCTGTTGCAGTTGCACCAAAAGTCTGATTAACGATGAAATTATTCGCTGTGCTTGATAACACTTTATAACCTGAGTTATAACCTTCTGAAAAATCACCTGTATCAAGTTGAACGCCATCACCGAAAACAAGACCATGAGCTGTTGACGTAACATCAATTTTTGCAGAATCCCATGCGCCTGTTCCAGTTGCAGTGAATAAGGTATGAATTCTAAAATTATCGGCATCAATAATTTCCAACACTTCAAAAAGTCCGTTGTAATTGGAGTCTGCAAATGTTGATGTGGTAATAAATTCGCCTTCAACCAATCCATGTGCAACATCGGTCATTATTACTTCACCAAATGCAGTACCACTTACCGCTGTCACGGTGCCAGAGGTTGATGCATCTGCTACTGCTGTGAATGAACCGGCTAAGCCTATATCATAAATCGTACCTGTGCCTCTATAGCTATTACTGGCAATGATTAAAGGCTCAGTTCCAATACTGGGATGTATATTAAAAACGGTTTCGTTTGATTGTGTTTCGAGCGTACAGGATGCAATTTTTGGAAATCGAAGTTGGTTTTTAAACGTCATCATCATTGCGCCAACTTCGTTATTCCAGTTGTAAGACTCTATTCAAACGGTTCTGAACTACTTAGCTTATAAGGAGGCGTAGAAATGTCAGGTGCTAATTTTAACAATACAACTAAACCTCCATTTGCAGCAGAAAATGTAATTTTCTTCACTGATGAAAGCCAACTTCCAGCGCCATCGGGTGGTGTAATAACTCCTGATGATAATAGTGTCTGGATAATGTACAACGATGACCCAAAGGCATCACAAAAACAAATTGACATTGCAAGTCGCATTGCTATACCGGATGCTGGTGGTTTTCGTATTACAAGTGTCGGACTTGC